ATCAGCTACCCATAAATTACCATCGCTTGCTAAACATATAGCTTCTGTTTCACTAAAAAAATATTCTGAACGTTTAGTTAAAACTCCCAAAGATATATCAAATTTGTAAACATAATTACCGTTTTGTTGTATTCCATATGCATACGTGTTATTACTGTTATTAACTATAGCATGCATATTAGGAAAAGGACTAGGTGCAACAAGTTCTGCTGTTTCAGATTGCAATCCACTTGGAGCAGAACCTCCAAATTGTCCATGTGGAATAATTCCAGTCCATTGTGGGTCTATTGTTTTTCCTAAACCCATATGAACTTCTTTATTGTTTGTTTGTAGTGCAGCTATACTGCTACTTGTCCCATACGTTCCTGCTTTAACAATAGTTGCTGAACTTGGTGTGCCATGTAGATCATCTATTTTTTTTATATCATAATCTGATTTATCTACATATACCAATCTATATGTTTCATTGTCATTTATTATAGCCATTCTTGTAGTGTCAACACCAGTTTTAATAGCAGTATCCCCTTGAATACTCATTAAAGAACCAGACTGACTATAAGGGTCTATATTTTCACTATATACTGCAGCATCATCTGGAATATCTCTATCATCTGCATTATAAATATTCCCAGACTCAAATGTTTTTATTTCTAATACATCTTTAGGCACTAATTATTTTTCCATTATATGTTGTATAGCCATCACTTATTGTATGAACCATAAGATTAAAATTTCCATTAGTCATAATATCAACTACTCCCACATTATGACTCCAGTTAGTAGGTCTACCCTTTAAATAACTCTTAGTCATATCAGTTAAGCATCCCATTGAATGAGCCATATGTGCTCCGCTAATGTGTTGAATACTTGCTTTTTGGCAGTCATGAGTATGTCCATAGATGACGTTACAGCCCAATTGCAAAGCATGGGTTCTTGCATGAGAAACTCCCATGTAGTGTCCCCCATGATATGCGTAGAGTTTACTGCCCAATACTTTGAATACTTCTCCGTATTTGTGCCACTCGTATCCTCTTTCATCAAATTTGAATGCTTTTCTTGAACCATATTGTGTTAAGTACGGGTTTTCTTCGACAAAGTTATCGAACCAGAGTTCGTGGTTTCCTTGTGCAAAGATTTTCTTCTTGCATTGAACCAATTGTAAAACTTCATCAATTTCATCAAGTCCTTTGTTTCCCGCTTCAATTTCTTTTTTTATTGCTGGTAATTGATACTCTAGTGGTGGTCTTTTTTTCTTTGACCATTGCCAATGTGAAACTGACTCACCATCAATTGTATCGCCTAGTAGTAAAAATGCTGAAGGCTTTGCTTCTTTTAATACATTTAATGCACATGCAAATGCTTTTTTATCGTGATTTGGAAAGTGAATGTCTGGAAAGACAACCACTCGGTCTTTGATTTTCAACTGTAACTCCCATGTTTAGTCTTTTATTTCAAAGTGAACAAGGTCATCAAAGTTATTATCTTTGGTGGTTCTTGCTCCTTTACTAAGACTCGAATCACTCCAGTCGCCTCCCCAACGGACATCTACGCCCATTTTTGCAGCGATACCTAGAACGAATCCCCCAAGATAATGAAAGTCATCTCGTGCTTCCCAATCTATAGGGTATGGGGCTATATCTACAGCCTTACCAAGTACGTGCTTACCGAATTTAGTTTTGCTCTTGCCTTGAGCTACTAATTCTTCTTGTCTTGACTGCGATCTTAACCCTTCTATTACTGTTATGTCAAAGTATTTTACTACTTCATTTAAGACATTAACTAACCTAGAGTCTACTCCCTTTAGTCTGCTACGTGATCTTTTACCAAATTTTGGCATTACTTCTTTACTATACCTTCTACTATATCTGTAACCAAATCAACAATCTTTTCAAAAAACAATTGTTCTTTTTCTTCACTTACAAATGGTATGTCTATCTTTTTGTTAATCTTAGTAGCTATCTTTTCTTTGTACTCATCAGACTGTAAATGCTCAATCATGCCATCAGCATATTTATTTACAATCTCATCTTTGGCTTTATCTATTAAACCCATTAACATCACTTTACTCATTTCAATTTCCTTATATTTACTATTTTATATCCTAAATAAATGATAGTCATTACGGCTACCACACACTGTAATAACGTACTAATCTCTGTAAGAGAAAGTCCGTAATTCATTAAACTTGCTAATGATACTTTTACACTATCCATTAATGTTTTCCATTTACTCTAGACAAACTGCCTTTTATTTCCGATACTTGATTGTCCAAATCATTAATTTCCTTCGTAAGTGAATCAAACTTCCTGTCAAGTTTGTCGTCACTTTTATTCCAGCGGTTAATAAGCTTAATAACCATACTCTCCATGTTCTCAAGTGTTTCACTTTGTCCTTTATTTTCAACTTTTAAATTTTGTAATGATTCTGCTTGTTCATTTCCACGCTTATTCATTGAATAAACCATAAATACAAACATTGCTCCCACAACGCCTATCATACCCGCTTCTGAATAAATTGCTAAAAAATCCATTATTCTTCCTCATATGAATTGCATTTACTACAGACCCAATTATCTGTGTTATCTATTGGTTTATCGCATTCACTACAATGGTTTGGTATTGGCTGATGCATTATTTTTTCTTTTTCCTCCAACTAAAAGGGTTAAGGTTTAATTCTTTTTCAAAGAAAGATATACGTTCTTCCATTTCTTCTCTTGTTTTTTGTTCTTCTATTTGATTTTGTTTTACAAGTTCTAGTATTTGACTGTCAGCAAGTTCCATTCTTCGTTCAAGTTCTGCAAGTCTGTTTGTAATCTGTACGTATCCATACACAATCCCAACAACCCCAAGACACAATTGACCAAGCCACTTAATGTTAAGACTAATAGAAAAATTATCATCAATTTTTGCCATGCCGTATGACCTGTATGTCTTTGGTTTTTCACTCACCTTTTCTCTACGTTTTCCCATCTACTATGTTTATGACACCAATTGTCTCCAACTAATATTCCACCATCCTGTGTAGTTCTTATGTACCAATGATCTACGCTATCTTGGTCTGAAATAATCATAAAATTAGCGCTTACACTATCTGAAGGAGATATGTCTACTCCAGCAATTACCCATCCACCATTGCAACTTCCCAAAAGAACTAATCCACCAAGAATCACAAATAAAAATATTAAAATTGATATATAATCCTTTATATCGTCATTCATGGCTTGTAATACTTATAAAAATCTTCAGGGTTTTCTATATCTACGACAACAAAGATTGGAGATACGATACTATTACCTGTACCAGAACCACCAATAATGGCATATTGATAACTGCCATCTTGATAAGGTGATTTAATGGTATCATTGTCAAATAAGTGTAAAAAACTCGTATCATCAAATACTGGTACAAATTCTGCATCTGCTAATTCCTCTATCTCTATTCTCCTATTATCATTATCATCAATTAATATTCCAACGCTACTTGTTCTATGCGCTTGACTTGGAAATCTACCCATACCATTTATTTCAACTTGTTGGTTGTACCACATTGAAGATGCTTTTGTAATTTTTTCAAGATTGGCTCTTGTTTGTTTTGCTTTAGCTCCCTCACCGATACGACTAAAAGCAGGAGCTGCGGTAGTAGCCAAAGTAGCCATGATAGCCATGGTAACTGCAAACTCAGCCAAAGAGTTGCCTCTATTCCCCAACCCATTCATCCTTTTGCATTTCAACTATAGCTTCGCCATGAGACAGAGCAGTAATACCACTTACTCCTTTGACTTGATCTAAAGTTCCATCTGCTATTGCTAATTCATATTTAACAAGAACCTTTGTATTGTCACTATTCCATCTTGGAGAGCCAAGCTTTCCGTATTTAAATGCACATTCTTGCCAAGTGGGGTCTTGCAATGTAGTTTTATCTACCACAGATTCTGTATACGTATACTCTTCATCTTTTTTAGGCACAGAATGAGGCTCTATCATGAGTTTTTCTAATAACTCTGCCTTGGTATCGCCTGATGAATAATCTACGTCACAATCGTCCATATAAGCCTTTATCTCTGCTTTTGTATTATCACTTGAAGGGTAATAATCATATTTATCTACAGATCGTGTAGCAGTCTTTTCAACATCCTTATAAGTGTACTCGTTCCAAGACAATCTATCCGCAGTTTTGAGTTTGCTTGGTAACTTACCCTCATATACTGCTTTGGTTAATATTAAATATGTATTAGTCATTTTTATGCTTTCCTTTAGAAAATTTGTAATTCTTTAATAACTCTCCAGATGTAACAACATCAGTTGCTTCAACAGTAGTACCGTCTGCTTCAAAAGCAGTTAATGCTACATTGTATACCATTAATTCATCTACAATACCCATAAAATCTTGAGTGGTTGCACCATTTCTTTTTCCTATATACCAATCTGGAGTAGCATTAATATTGCCTCTTGCAGATATATCTGTTGTAGTTTGGCATTTTAATGCACTTCCATCTGACTCACTTAAAAATATTTTTGCTAAATCATTGTCTTTATCTACAACAACTGCAACAAAATGCCATTTATTAGATTCAACAGTATTATTTGAACCATTACATTCTGTGCCTGTACCATCACTTAAAATAAAACGAGGTCTATCGGCACTATCGTCTACTTGAAACTCAAATCCTTTAAAACTATCATCATTGTCTCTTGCCCATAATATTGTTTGAATACTATCTCCCACACCAAGAGTTGTTTTTATCCAAGCAGTTACAGTAAAACTACCACTTCCCATATTAAATGCTTTTGTATAAGGTAATTTTAAATGTTCATCAATACCATTTAGCCTTAACACATTGCCACTTGGATTTTTTAACGGAAATCCTAATCCATCTTTTCCAGAGTTTAATCCCTCTCTAATGGTTATAGCATCTGGACTTCCTTGTACATTGCCTGTGTTGCCTGTGTTAAGTGTAGCTTCTGTAACTGTACCATCATTCCCATTGCCACTTAAATCTTTTACTGTTGTAGCATTGTCTAACTTCCAATATCCTACAAGATTAGCATCAGATGATAAATCACTATTAATGCCATTATTGTATTGTGTTAAAACTTGTGCAGAAGTTAGGGAGGTGCTATAAAAACTAAATTGAGCTACTTTTCCATCCCATCTATAACTATTTCCAGCAGATGTATCTCCACCAATTCGTAAATTTCCAGATGGAGAACTTGAAACATTACTATGCGAGGCAGTAGCAAAAGAAGAACCATTTAAATATAATGTTAAAGTTGAACCATCATAAGTAGTTGCTAAATGAAACCATGTTCCTGTTGATAACCCATGAGCAGAGGTAATGAGAGTTTGGTCTTTTAATTTAACATGAAAATCATTAGCCCAAGTCCATATTCCAAGTCTTTCGCTTTGACTTGTACCCCATTCCCAAATATTTGTATTTTCAAATACATCAGCATTAAACCAACCACTAAAGGTAAATTGGGTATAAGTTCCACTTATTGGAAATTCTACATGGTCGTTTACCCCATCAAAATCTAATGCACTCCACCCTCTTCTATCTTGCCATGTAGTTACACCATCATTACGCCAGTAACCTAATAAATTTCCAGACTTACTATGAGTAGTAGCATCGTATGCGACACCATCGTTAAATAGTTCTTGGACTTGAGTAGCAGAAAAAGATGTTGCAAAGATTGAAAATTCATCTATAACCCCTTTTGTTGCTCCTGACATCCAAACATTATCTGCTCCAATCCTTAATTTTTTACTTGTACTTCCAAGCGTTGATGGTATAGTTCCCGAATTTGAGCTTGTACCAATTAAAACACCATCAACATAACACTTTATTCTATTTGTATTTCCAGATAAAGAACCATCATATATAATAACTAAATGATGAAAGTCACTATCTGTTAAAATTGCATTTGTTATTATATTATTACTTGACGAACCATCGGCATAAATAATTATATTTCCACTTGTATCACTTTTAATTTTTAATTCACTTGGTATAACAAATAAATGACTATCTGCAGAGTTGTAATTTGTAAGGCTTACCCAACAACTAATACTATAATTTGCTCCATCTGGAAATATATCATTATTAGTCGTTGTTTCGACATAATCATTAACACCATCAAACACCATTTTCTCATTGTACTTAACCAATGGGATCTGTGGAATAGTTGGTTCATTTTGTGCAACTGCAAGTGTATATGATGAACCTCCACCTTCAACTGCGTGATTATTGTTACCACTATGGTCATATGCTATAGATTGAGCCAATCCTTCAGACATAGGATACCAAGCAACCAATGTTGATGGACTTGGTACAGACTCTGGTTTCAAATATTGTGATTGTATTTCTGCTTCTGTTAACGCAGATGAGTAAACTTTTACATCCGATATGCTTCCATTAAAAGTATATGCTCCTGCTTCACCACCTATGTGCATATCAACACTTGCATCACTTGTTATCGCTCCAGACTGCGAACCAGTTTGAGTTAAAGCAACAAGTGTCCCATTTACATACATTAATGGATTGTTACTTGTGCTATCACTATCAAAAGTAATTACTATATGATTCCACGCATTAATTGTTACTTCTCTTGAAGTAGTAATCCAATCTCCTGCTGTAGTTGCTCTATATTGATAAAATCTTAAATCACAAACACCACTACTTAAATCATTTAAATGAAAAATCCATCCTACATTTCCACCTGCTCTTTTATTAGCAATCATACCAAAACCACCTTCACCAACAGAATGCGGATATATCCAAGCAGAAAGAGTTCCACCGCCTGACCATATATCATCTAAAGAAGAACTTGAGCCACAATTAAGGTAGTCTACTACCCCATCAAATATTAATCCTCTACCGCCATATAGCTCGGCTCTTGAAGCGACATCTGCTGTAAGTTTAGGAGAGTCTGTTGAAATCGTTGTAGCCATTATTTAAGCACTCCTGTGTTTGAGGTTACTTGTTTGAGTGTTGGATTACTTAATCCTATAGTACCTGTTCCACCATTATGCCTAAATCCAACATCATCTCTTGTAGCTACTCCGTAATAAGTATGAGTTCCAACTGTACTATTAATTGCAACACCACCATCAAAAAAATTAATTCCTTCCCATTTTAAACTAACATTACCTGTCTTACTTGTGATAGTGTATTGTATTTTGTATAAGTTGCCTACTGTTAATCCAGATACATTTTCTATAAATAAACTTGATGTTGTTCCAGATGTATATGTCCAAGTATTATCTCCTGTATCTGTCCATCCTGTGCCTTCTTGCCAATCAGAATCTTGTACTAATTCACTACCTAACACTTCGCCTGTAGTTACATCTTGAGTGACACCATTTGCTGAACTACTACCATCGAGGGGAAAGTACGCAACGATGTCGTTAGTTACTTCTTTGAGAGAAAGATTAGATATAACTATTCCATTTGTATTGTTACCACTTGTAGATAATAGTGATAAACTGTGATTTACATTGTTTGCCCCTGTTTTATTAAAATATCTTACATTTTTACCAAGCACCATATCTGTAGATACTACATTTGTTCCATTTTCATATATATGAATTTTTCTTGATGTAGGTAAATTATCCCATGATACATTAAAAGATAGTTTGTAAAAACCATTGGCAAGATTGCTATTAAGTAATGATGCACCATTAAAATAGTTTGTAAAAGCAATATTACTACCACCCTCTTCTTGCTTCATTGTAACGCTATTTGTTGATGTATCAAGGGTAGCAGTACCTGCAAACATTGTCCAAGTATCCATATCTACTACCAACTCACTACCCAATGTACTTTTAATATCTGCGGGTATCTTGGCATAGGAAGTGGATTCCATAACGGATTGGATTTGAGATTGAGTTAATGCACCTTGCCAAATTCCTACTTGTGAAATTTGACCATCAAAATGTTGTGTAAGTGAACCTCCTCTATTTGCTCCACCTATTGCAAAATTAGTAGTTGTTGCAAAATCAGCCATACTCAATGCTTCGTGTGAGCCACTAAAAGAACTTGCAGTAACAATACCATTTACATATAAAATTCCTGTAATTGTAGTGCTACTTTGTGACACTGTTATTGCAATATGAGTCCAATCTGTTGCACCATTAGAAAACACAGCATTTGTAGTATCGCTATCTATTTCACCAGTATTGTTATTATCTGTTTTATATAACAATCCAATTTTACCATCCGTTTTTAACATTATACGAAATCTATCTTGGTCTGAAGTTGAATCACTGCCAAACAAAGCATTTATTCCAGATGGTTGCCCATCTTCTGGTTTAATCCAAGCACTTATTGTAAATGCACTTTGAAAAACGGATTGAAAAGTATTCCCTATATCAACATAATCTGAACTACCATCAAAACTCGCACTACCATCTCCAATCGCATCTGCAAATGATTCTGCTATGTCTATTGCACGAGGTAAGATCGGTGCATTGCCACCAAGTTGTGAAATAGAACCATAAGTTAAACCATCAGATGATAAACTTTCAGTAAAGACTGGAGCTACATAATTATTATTTCCATTATTTGAACCATGAGAATCATAAGAACCATAATATTGAGCATCAAACTTTGTTACTATAACTTGGTTGCTTTCACTTGCTCCAGTAAATTTTACAAAATTATCACCAACTGTTTGATTGTACATATTTATAGTAAAAGTCTGATAATTATTAGTTAAAGGAAATGTATCTATAGTGTTTCCTTTAAACCAGAGACTAACAGAACCGCTTCCTGCTTTTTTAGCAGTAATAGTAAATTTCATTTTTTTACTTGTATCGCTTACTGCACTTGGTATAAAATGATTAAAATAACGATACCTATCACTACTAATAGTCATTACACCGCCACTATTATCCCAAGTTCCGTCAGCACCTGTTGTGTTGTCAAGAAATGTAGATACATTTGATTGCATTGCAGTGTCATTATCTAACCCCCACCAACTAACTAAACTTGTTTTTTCTACAGAGCCTAATTGACTGTAAGACTTATTCATAACGGACTGGACTTCTTCGAGAGATAATGCTCTTGACCAAACTGCAACATTAGCCATTTTACCAGTAAAATCTTTTTGATTATTAAAATATGCTCCAATGGTAGTTTTGTTTCCATTAAAATCTAAATCAGATGCTGATGGAAATGCTCCTGTAGCAGAACCTACAGAAATACCATTAACATATAATTTTGAATCTGACTCACTTTCAGATTTATACACGCAAGCAATATGATTCCAACCTGTGTCTGTATATGCTATTTCTCTTCGCCAATTATTATTTAAATAAAACTGTAAATTATTGCCATGAAGTCTGATATATAAATCTCCATAAGTACCATCAAAGTCACCAATCCCAAATATACCCTCTGTGAATGTTGCATCTGCTTTAATCCACATTGATATAGTTAAATCTCCTGCGTAATTATCACCTAATTGATTACCAATACCATTTCCACAATCAATATATTCACGATAAATAAACTCTGTTGAACCTTCTGATGGGAATGCAAGTGTGTCTGACCTATTTTTCTTGAAGTCGAGGTATAACTTGAGGTTATCCTTAACATATGTTAAAAGGGATGCACCACCTTTTGCTAGACTACTGCCTAATCCAAGCATTGATCTAGCCTAAGTAACAGATACATAAACCGCTATTTAATGCAACAGCAGTCCAATTACCAAATATTGTGACCCCTTGAGGTATTGTATCAGAACTAGTTAAAGAGTTGCCATGTGTAGATGTTCCTGTACCAGTTATATCTGCTGATGATTGTGTCATTGTTGTAAATGTACAATCCTCAAACATTGTTATTGCTACTACCTTTTTATCTCCGATACTAGCTACTGATTCACCATCATCTAAAACAGCAGAACCTACTTGTCCTAATCCTACGTTATTAGCTTCATTTACTGAATATGTATTAATTGCCATCTTGTTTCTCCTTGCTTATGACTTACCGAGCGTGACTTGTCTCATGGTCATATTGGTTAAAAATCGTAGCCTTGAATAAAATATGGAGTACCATCTTTATTTATATCAGCTTCTTTTTTAGCTTTATTTAATTCTTGTTGCCAAAGATTTCTAAAATAAATTGCATTATTTATCATCTCTGGCTTTTTTTCATAACCCCGTGCTATTGCAAAATGAGTTAATGTTTCATGAAATTCTTCTGGTATAGCAGGGCTTTCAGTCATACCAATTCCATCTGCAACAGTTTCTGTAAAATCTTCATCTCGTTTTATATAGTGATAACGTACTGTATGTACTGCTGATGGTGATATATAATCTGTTGCTGTATCATTAGAACCTTTTGCAAGTCCTATCTTTCCATCTTTAATCCACCATTTGTGGTTTTGTGCTGCTGTTTTAACTGACATCTGATTTCTCTGGTAATCCTACTAGTCTATCTACCCTATAATCATCTACATCTACTCTAGTTATTTCAAGAACTTTAGAATCAAGGTCATAATACCTTTGATTTGCTACAGTAGAAAATGTTGTAGAGCCTGATAATATTTTTGTTTCTCTGCAAAATTCTTTTAAAGCTTTATTTAAATATAACCTAGCTTCTGTTTCTCCCATATCTGGGTGATGAATCTGAATTAATTCTATCATTTGTGCTTGTGTCATGCTTGTGGCTGTGCTCCTCTAAGTATTTGAGCTTTTTCATTATACATTAAAGTGAGTTTATCGTATTGTGCTATAAACCAATTGTACTTAGTAGAAGCTTTCTGTAACGCACTTGAAAAGACTGAATTTTTAGTTGCTAACTCTTCTTGATGAGCTTGTAAATATGTTCCAATCTTTTGTAATTGAGCAGATGCTAATTCAATGTCTTCCTCATCTTCAATAAAATGAGCTGCAGTAGCAAACCACTGATCGTATTCAATTTGATCTGCATGAACATCAATTGTATCATTAGTGTCTAAATCTTCTAAAGCTGTTAAATTAGTAGCATCACCACCAACTGCAGGAACTGTTATTCCAGAAGGTAACTGAGCAAACTCTTCATACATAGACCTAACTAGGTATTTTCTAGCAGCACCTATTACAATAAAATCTTCAGCTTGAATAGGAAGATCAGTAGTAGACTTCATATTGTGTTTAACAATTGGATATGTTAAGCCTATTATTTCACCTTGTTCATATCCGTTTACAAGTGGTCTTATATAAATATTGCCACTTTTAATAAAATAAGTCGGACTTCTTTTTGTTGCAAAATGTATAGAATTAGAGTCGTTAGATTGTTGAACTAACCCACTAGGTATAAGTTTTGCACTATACCCATCTCTATTAACTTCTAATAATTTAAATTTTCTAGTGTTAAAAGAATGTTCCAATACTTTCATTATATCTCTGCCACCAGCAATAGTACTAGCAGTAGTACCATTTACTGCTCGCTCTATTTCAATGTCATTAGTATTTACAGCTAATACTTTCATTCTTTCTGGGTATGTAGTACTGCCACTTTTACTTGCTATAATATCACCTACATTTAAACTACCACCGCTTGTAGTAGGCAATATTTTTAAGTCAGCAGCATGATTTGTACTCCCACTTACGTTTCTACCAGAATCATTAAAAAGTTCACCATTTTTCATTCTATGCGTAGAAGATGCTGATATAAGCATTTCTGGGTTCATAATATCAATAGCATTTACAGCTTCTTCGGTAAGCCACTCAGTTAATGCATTATTATCAGTAACTGATGTTCCTACTAAGTCTTGTATTCTTGTTGCAAATGTTTGAGTCATATTTAATTAAAGCTTAGGGGAATGGAAAATTAACCTTGGTTTCACCGACCTTGATCTTCTTCGCCACCCCCATTTTTTTATAAAATTTTAATAGGCTTTCTTAGAGCGTCCATAACTGGGTCTTTTTTTTTACTCGGTTTGACCGCTTTCTTTTTTACTGTTTTCTTTTTTGCCATAATTTTCTCGCAAGAGGAGGGGCATAAAGCCCCTCACTCTTTTATTTGTATTATCCTGAGTGTTCAGCCCCAGCATCAGCAACTGCTGCATGAGTTACGTAATAGTTTGAACCATCACATAAAACTTCAATCCAATCACCAACAACTGCGTTACTTGCATCAAAGGTAACCTTATCAGAATCAGCAGTAATTGCTGTATTCGTATCACCCATTTCTATACCAACCATTTTATCTGCTGTGCCACCAATAATATCAAAATCATTGGAACCTGCAGTACCTAGAATAAACTTTGCAGTCCATCCTTTAGTAGTTACTACTGGTATAGTAATGTCATAAGCACCAGCTTGTGAGCAGATAAATACTTTTCCACTATCTGCTTTTCCAAGCGTTTTTGATTCAGCAAGAGCTTCTACACCTGCACTTGAACCACCTAAATAAGGTCTAGCCATAATAAGCCTCCTTACGCTGTGATCTTGAACAGAGAATGACTCTCAATTAGCTGTATACCTAATCCCTCGTCAGACATATATTGGTCTTTAACACCATCAAAGGCATTATCAGTTTTAATATTAGCCTGATACTGAGCTGGTCTATATTGCGCATGAAATAGATTCTCATCAGATACAACACACATGTACTTATTATAAGCACCACGTAACGATGGAGTTGGAATCAACTGTAGCATTCCGTGAGGTGTTTCAAGTACTCTGTAGTTAAATCCTAATGAATCACGTTTCATGTCACCTAAATTAACAGTCCAACCTGAGTTACCTGCTATTCCAGAAGAACCAGCCATCTTAGAAAAATATCCAAGAGCACCAGCTCCAACAAATGCACGCTTTACGCCTGCTTCAGGAATATATTGAAACACTTTTTCCATATCATCTACAAATTGTCCATAAGAATAACTTGCTTCAGATATAGTAAAAATATTCTGTGCGTCATGAGTTGAGGTTGATTCACCGTATTTATCGATTGCAGAAACAATACCATAAGTTGTACGAATTAAATTTCCATTTGCATCTGTACGACCATCATCACCAAATGTTTCATCTGCATTAGTATCGTTATTACCAGCTCCATAAGATGCTTCCTGTAAACCAGTACCACCTACTCTTTCACCAAATAAGAAAGCTTTTTCTTTCTGCATTTTGTGTTCTTGAGCTTTTTGTCTACGTAGTCTAGCCAATTCAGAAGATTCTCCACGAAGAACAGCAGCTTGAAGCGTACCTGTTACTTGTAGAGGAGTCTTAAAAATCTGACAAGAATTGTAAACAACTTGTAATTCATCAGACCATGCATCTGGAGCTTCACTACCTTCACCATGAGCATTACCGATTACTAAATAGTAATCATCAGCAACTAAGTCATAATCACTTCCACTTACTGTTCTCAAGATTTTCACTTTTATTTCATCTGCATCTACTGCAGAAGAAACAATTGCTGTAGCTTTTTTATTTGCTTTTGCAGAATCCCATATCTCAACAATAAGACCTACCCAACTGCTATCAACAGAAGATGATAAACCTTTTATGCTTTTAATATTTAAAGCTGCACTTTCAGTTCCATTTACTGCTAAAGTAACTGTTTCTGCATCGTTTTGAAACTGTTGTCCAACCCAAGGATTCCTGTGTTCAAACATTTTAAAAATTGGGTCTGGTACCTGACGCATTTCACGATTACTAACCATTGTAGTAAACGGAGCGACGTCTGTCCAAAGCTCTTTAGTGACTTGCGGGTCAACGTAAAAATCTCGTCTATCCGTATAAAGTACACTAGAAGCCCCACTGTTATATAGCTGCTTTTCTGTTGCTGCCATTTGTAACTCCCTATATTACTTCAATCAAACCTTACCTAATAATGCATCACTAAAGAGTTGCTCTTCATTTCGAGGTTGTTCTGCTTTTCCTGTCTGCACTACTGCTGACTTAGGAACAGCTAAACGCTCTGCCTGATTTTGCATCTCTTGTGTTTTTTGTTGCACTACTGGGTTTGTATTTGATCTCAATTCAAACAATTTAGCTAAATTATCCAGACTCAGATTGTCAGGAGCACTAGCCCACTCAATGAACTCATTAGCCTTATTGGCTTCCCATCCATAAGTGTTTACAGCATGACTATGTGCTTGCTGCCTCATAGCTGCTTGCTGTTGTTGTGCCATTTGCTGTTGGTACTGTTGTTCCATCTGCATTGTGCGATTCCTGTCAACATTCTTGAGATAGTCTAAATACTCATCTCTGTACTGCTCTTTAGCCATACGATGTTTAAATGACTCACTATCTGGGTCATTATATGCATCGACTTCGTTGTAATTGACTGGTCTATCAGGTTGTGTGGGCTCCTTCAATGATGCCTCTTGAAATCCTTGCGGGTATCCATTTGGGTTACCATTGGAGAGTTTAGCTTCTAGACTATCAAGAACCTCTGGATTCTGCTTTAGCATCTTTTCTACAGGAGATAAACTATTCCTGTAGTAATCCAGTTCTTCTCTAAGTCCAGACAGCTCACTCTTGGCTTTGTCTGCCTGTGACTGCCAGTACTCATACCGTTTAGAGTCGTCTGTTGATTCGACTCCATTTTCTGTAGTTTCTGTAATTGGTGTTGCTTCCTGTGTAGGTGTAGAAGGTGCATCTTGTGGGATGTCACCAGAAGGTATTTCATTGGCTATTTCGCCTTGAAACATCTCTACATCTTGTGTAGGAGCACTACCAGCATCACGTACTTCTAAATTATCCATTACTATTTCCTTTGCGATTTGGTTAATTCCAGCAACCGCTTCCTCAATTTTCTTCCAGACTTAATATGCGTTCATTCATTTGACGTTGTTCATTATCACCAACAGCCATTTCATTCTTAGCATTTTTTAGCTCATCGCCTAATCGTGTCTGATATAGTTTAGCTGCCATCTCTACCTTTGCTTCAGCCTTGGCAAGCTTCTTTTCAAATTCTTTGACCTCTACACGTTTTCTATCATGTAGTGATTCTCTTTGTGCAGTTTGCAAGTCACCCTTAAGTTTCTTAATCTCTTCTTCTTGCTGTTGTACCTGTCCCTGTAGTTGCTGCATTTGTCCTGCTCTTTCAAGGACGCCTTCCATATCCGCAACATCAGTTTGCTTTAATACTTCTATCTGGTCAATCAAGCCACTGCTATATAACTGCATATAGTATTCAAATCTTCCCCAACGATTACTTGGTAGAGTAGAGCCAGACAATACAATCACATCATACTTACCTATTGTAATATCATTCATCTTGCCTACTATATTGCCAATGTCATCATATAGAGGACTATTGACGACAACCTCTTTTGGTTTATTATTAGGTTGCATAATTCTCATAATTTTTTGGTCTGTGTAGACATACTGGATAAGACCAACAACAACCTTACCTAACTGGTTTAAGGCTTCTTCAATATCATCACGTTTAGATTTAATACGTCTTTGACCATATTCATCCATTGCCACAGTACCCTTAAAGGTTTGTGGTGCAGCTCCCTGATCTCCTTGCATTAAAGCATATATACCTAATATTCGCTCTATGTCAGCTTTTGCGTCAGCTTCATTTTTATACAACTCGTTTGGGAGTGGTATTGGAGATGCTACAATAGGACTTCCTAATTCAGGGTCAAACTCTATGACGGCTGTACCTGCTCTGCCCCAATCCTGCTCTACCTGATTCTTATTAACTGCACCACGAGGTATTAAAAGTTTTACGTTAGTACTGCTAGATGCATGAGCTACAATTAATGAGCGTATCTTATTAATGTACTCTTGCAACCCTTTTACTAATCTAACATCGCTATTTGGATACGGATTTCTATTAAACCCGTTCATAATAGGTACAATTGGGTACTCCTCTATTGGCAACACAGCTTCATATAGCATTTTATCCCCAATAGCAACGCACTGCTTTATGTTTGTAATCTCTATTGGATTTACTAAAATCTTTTTATCTTCTATTAAGTGACCTTTTGTAGCAACGTCAATATGTGTAGTAGAATTAGGTATAGAACCTTTATGCTCTTCCCCTGCCATAGGTGCAGGTTGCCCTGTAACAGGGTCTTGCATCAAATGAAACGTATCACCAAATTGCTCATGCATCTGCACATATCCAGTAACTGTTTGAGCATCTGTGTGTATTGTCTGTTCTTCTGGAGAAGTTATTATAACAATAGGTTCTTGTTTGTACTCTTCAAATTCTTGCTCGTTTAATATCTTTTCCTCATTGCTAAATGGGTCATATATCTTCATATATGGAATACGTATTTTTGTATATCGCTCAAACAACTCTAGTTCTCTATCTCCAGATATTGTTTCTCCTGATAAACGAGACTTTAATGTTACATCCTGACTTTCACGCCCATACCGTGATTCTGTTGTTGTATTTATATGATTTGTTTCGGTTGCTTCTCTAATTAACTCCTCGTACTCTGGGTAATAATCAATCAATTGATTTTGAGTTAATATCTTACCAACAATAATATGCCCTGCATCTCGTGCAAATGGGTCTTTACTATTAGGGTCAAAATAAACTTCTAGAGGGTCTAGGGATTTTAAGCAAACTTCACCACGACCAAAGTCTTTATCAGGATCAGTATACGCCATCATAACGCCCATGCCTTTAACATAGTAGTCATCGATGCTTTGCTTGAGTTCTACATTTCCATTAGAATGATCCCATATGTAGGACATCAAATCAGAAAAAATACGACCAACTTCTGTATCGCTGGTCTCTCTACTTGTAGACTGAAATCGTGGTTTATTAGCAGTAAGCATTGCTTTTGCTTGCTCGACTGCAGAATGAATTACATTTACAACTATTGGTTCTTGAGCACGAGCACGTAAGGCTTTAGCCTGTTCTTCTGTCCATTGCTTTCCATTGCGGAACTCATTGTCTTCTACAGCTTGCTTTGCCCAATTATCTCTGGATGCACTGTAATCTTTAAGAAGGTCGTGTGTTAGTTGTACTTCGGAATGTTTTGTATTTGACAATATACGTATATATAAATATTAGGTATTTGCTAGGTTAAACTATTACTTTAAGTAAAAAGTTCCAAATTAAGCAATCTTCCAACTTATATCATCGTTCTTCTCTGTATACCTCCTTTCATTTTTTTCTTGTCTCTCTACAATATGATTTGGTGTATAACACTTTTTCATTGCATAATATAATCCATCTAGTAAGTCATCATGCTTACCTCTAGGGTATAATAGCAATTCATCTTTCATATCTAACATTTCTTTTTTCATGAATACCTTGCCTTGTGCAAAATAAGGCTCCATTGTCTCTAATCTTGAAGATTTACTAGAGCGTGGTATTTCTTTTATCTCTAATCCTGAAATAAATAAATTTTCTTCTTCTGTTCGCTGTCTTAAATAATCTCGTAACATTTCCTGATAGCCAACAGACTCAATACGTACTTTTACAGGTCGATATATCTTAAAATACTCTAAGATACTTTCTGCCAATTTCATGGGAGTTGCTCGTTTGCGGTAGTATTCTAGAATATACCGATTGTTTTGATTGTCAACTGCTACTGGCATTATCACCGAGTAATCAGCCGTCTTGCGTATTGAGGAGGCAGGATCAACTCCCATAAAGACATTGACAGGGATTGTTTCTTCCCCATCTGTCAAATAGTGTTGTTTATCACTATCCAACTCTAATTTATAGTTATGATACTTAATATAGGATTCTTTGAAGAGCTGGTCTTCATCTCCTACAATTTGACACAGGTATTCTCTGTAAAACACACTTACCCGTGCAATAGACTCTAATTCTTCTTTCTTTTGCTGTAGTTTTTTGATGGGCTGCCATTCTTCCCATAATGCAACTTTTTTCTCCATATCTGGAGCAAAGTGCATATTATTCCATCCTTTCATCTCTTTTAATACTTCTACTAAGCAGCGTTGATGCTGCGGTGTCCCAATTACAATTATCTTACCTTTTTTTGGGTCTAGTGATGGAACTGCTGACTGCAATAACCAACGTAGGTTCTGTTCCATTGCTTCAGCGGTCTTAGTATTATTCTCATCTTCAGGGTCATCTACGATAATAAGCGTAGGTCTTTGAGAGCCTACCTTTATTCCACGTAGCTGTTGACCCGTTCCTTTACAAATAATCATTGAGCCATCTTTTAGCTCTACTTCTGATTTTGCCCATTGCCGTGCAGAATGCTGTCCCCAGTATCCATATATAGCACGAAATGTCTGACTATAATCTAGTGTATCTTTAATTGTACCTAGTAATTTTATAGCATGGTCTTGCGTTCTTGACACAAGTACAATAAGTTTTGCACCCTCGTGATGCATAATATGGTAGAGTGGAAACACTCCACCAACAATGGAGGACTTAGCATGACCACGAGGGGCAATGATGTTTACTTGTCTGGAGGCATCGTCAAGTAAAGCATCAGCAATTCTATAGTGGAAATCTGGAGAAGGTGCTGTAAACATATTAGGCATAGCTATCTTGCCAAACATAATCATGTTGCCTTTCAGCTTATTAATTACTTTTTTCTTATCTTCTTCCACGTTTTTTCTTTGGTTTAGGGCATGAGCTTAGATTATGAATTTTTGTAAGCTCATAATCGCCTGTTTTAAGCCCACAATGTTTATGATCCTTACAATCAGTCGCAAATGCACACTTTCGTTCGATTAAAGGGCAATATGCGAACATTATCGCTTAATATCTTTAACACCTAACTTCTCTTTTTCTTCAACACTGTTTAAAATAGAATAAATTCGTTCTAATTTCTTTTCTGCGTTGGTAAATACTTGTGGGAGCTTATCAAATCCCAATTTCATAACTTCTTTTCTGGAATGGATACTAAATAGCTTTTTAGAAAACTCAATAAAGTCCACAAAGTACCATCTATCAGCATTGCTATAAAAAACATCATCATCTACATCAGACTTACCTGCTATAATTATCCAATTCCACTTATCAGCACGTAATACATAGCGATTATCACCATCTATCCATTCATATTGGTTATCCATCTTCACTCCAATCATACATAAGCCCATATGTTTCCATTTCTTTTAATGCATCTAATGCCACACTAGATAGGAACTCAGGCTCTGAAGAGGGCATTGCTGCAATAACGTGTAATGCTCTTACTGCCACTTCTAATTGGTCTTCTTTAATATATTCATCTGCAATATCATAATCGTAATCAGGTGTTATCCTGCTCATTTGTTTCTTCTTTCCTTTGTAATACGAGTTTCTTTTCCTCCGTTGCTATCGTATCAGCTATTTGTTTGGTTAAATCGATCTGTACGGTATCCGTAGTGACCTTTTTACTAGGTTTCATCTCTAGTAAATCCATTATGGAGTCATTTGCCTTAAGAAAGTTGTTTACATCTCCCTTTCCTTCTGCCATATGCAGAGCACGCAGTAGGTTATCTACTGCAAACTCCTTATTAACACTCTTTTGGGTTAATAAATCTTTTAATTTTTTCTCTACCATGCGTTTTGCTACTTTCTGTTTTAAAAACCTGCGTACTGTTGCTTCAGGTATCTTTTGATCTGGGCGATAGATGTTCCCTAACTGAGAAAAATCCACCTTATCCCCTGATAACAGCATATTTGCGTATGCTGCTACCGTATTCTTTGCTCTGGTTGTTCCAGCTTCTTGCTCTTTCCAGTCTTTTGCTGGATTGGTCTTAGAATAGACATTATATGCTCTATTTAGCTCAAATTCTATTTTAGAAAATTGCGAACACCAACCTACACCACAGCTTAATTTGATAAATGTACGTGCATTGCCGTTCTTATCTGTGTATTCAGAGCGAGATATACATTCAGCTACGTAATTATCATCTGTTAGCCCCCACTCTCCTGTATCACACTCTTTCCAATAAACATATTTTAGCTTTTTTGTATCAGCCTCTTCCTTTGTGTAGATAGGATACATAGCTGTTTTATGATTAATTCTTCGTTTTATTTCTATCATGTCTTTATTAGTACCTAGTACTATAGTAGTACCTAGTACTTATCCTAGTACTTGAGTCTTATATAGACTAAGTACTTTAATCCATACTCTCAATTTTATCCTCATTAGAATGCAGTTTCTGGGAAATTATTTTGGTAATAATTTCATACTCAGCTTCAAGCATATCACTTTGCATGTCCATTTTCGCCTGCATTGTGTTAAATTCAGCCTCAGTCATTTCCTGTGATTCCCATTTACCAGACTGCATATTAAATATTTCATAGATTCGTTTCATTATTAAAGCTTTACTTTAAGTTAAGGTTGCAAGTTATGGTATTACAACGCCTAAATACATTTAGTTGTTCCGTACTCTTGTAGAAATTGATCGTAGAATGTGTGTGAGAGATATATACGTTACCCTACCCCCATGAAATCGGGGTGCTTGGGTTAGATTAGGTTGAGTTCAATCATCTAAGTTGAGTTCGTTGAAGTTACTTACTACTTCACACGTCAACTCACACGTAACTATATTACCCACCCTTACGTACATGAGGTAGCTTACCCCTGCTCGTACCTCGCAGCCCGCTACACCTCGTACTACCACCGTATCAGATACACCCCCATATACACACACTCACACGCATATCTATTACTAATCCTTACAGTTACCTAATGTAGTTGAAATCCTTTATCTATGATATCAATCAATAAATAGGAGTTCATATGAAACTATTCAATCAAACTAAAAACCTTGCAAAGAATACTGGCTACTTTGCTATAGGTACAACTGTTATAGCTGGTATCTACGTTGCTAAAGGTAGTAAACGTATCTCAAAACTAGCATCATACACCATTGATACAGGTAAAGATACCTTCAATGAAATGATAGCTAAAGATGAGCCAATAGATAATTTAGAAACCACGTAAAAGTCCTTCTCAGCAATGGAATGAAGTTGTGGTAATGATAGGGGAGCTGAAGCTCCCCTTTTTCCTTTATCTATGCCCTTATAGGCAAAAGCCCTAGCGTTACATAACCTGTTACAGGCGTAATAAAGTATTGTTTTATCAGTATCAGTTTTGGGAAAGTTAGCTCGAGAACAGAACCATTAATAGGCATATAAAATTTCCTTTATCTCTGAATAATTAACTAACTAAGGAGTTACAAATGTCGACATTATTTACTACTACTGATGAGTATTTTCAATTCATATCTGAAAAAGGTTCACTTGTAGGCATAAGCAAAGAAGATTATCCTACAGAGATACTAGCTCAAGAAGAGGCTAATAGATATTTCCAAGAATAGCCATACTAGCCCATGACCCCGT